AAAGTTAAAGCTTATGTTCCCCACCCTCATATCCATTATGGTAAAGATTCGATCTGGCAACATTATTGATGACTGAATTTGTACCAATAACAAGATACTCAAGATGTAAAAGATACTCAGGTGCAGTAATAAAATGCCCTGAGTGTCATACTATTACAAGAACTGGTCATCTTTCATGGACTGTAAAAAGATGCCAAAACTGTGAAAGACATATAAATAAATTTGATTGGTTAATAGAAAAAGGTAAGTATTCTAAATTTTAATTATGATTATTGAAGGTTTTAGTTCAAAAGAGTGGATAGCTATATCAGATATTATTTCTGAATATTGCCCTGATGATCCATTACTAAATAAATTAATTAAACAAATTGATGATAAAACTAATTTGTTTAAAGAATTAGAAGAATTTTTAATTCAACATGGATTTAATCCAGTATTTGTACCAGAAAGATCAAAAATAGAAAATCTTTCTGGTGGCTGTGGTTTATTAAAAAGATGTAGTTTTTATAAAACTGATGAAGGTAAAGGAGTTATACAATTTAAAAAAGATTATCAAAAATATATTCTAAATAAATATGTAATTAGGAGAAAAGAAGAAATAAATTAATCTTTTCTAAGTTTTACTAATAAATCATGTATAGCTTCCCTGATTAAAAAACCTGTAGATAAACCAGATTTTGAAAATTTTTTTAGCTCTTCATATTCGTCTACATCAACAGCTACACAGATTCTTTGTAAATTTTTGTTCATAATGAATGGCGATATACATAAGTAGTATATCAGATAGTTATAACTTTTAGTATGAATGGCAAAAAAAAGAAAAAGAAAAGAACCAAAAGAAAAAGAATATAATATATATAAATATATTTATTATTAATTATTAGATATATATAATAATATTATATATATATATTATATATTTATATTTAATAAAGAATAAGGAAAAGATTTTCCAGGAATTTAATTATATAGCATCAGTAACAACCTCTTGACACATCTAATGTCATGCTCTAATAATGAATAATAGTTAGTCAGCATGAATGGCAAAAACCAAAATTACTATGTTTCTTGATCCAGACCTTATTGAATGGCTCGATCAGAACAGAGATGAAGAAACTTCAAGGTCAGCTTATCTCAGGATCTTGATTAGAAAGGATATGAAAACTAAATCCAGAAGAAAAAATGCTCCTGTGTTATCTACAGATGTTTTCAGTTCTCCAACAATTACAGCAGATTTAATACCTGATGATCTGAAAGAATATGCTGATCTTTTAGTTGAATGGTGGAGTATCAGATATAAAAATAAAGGAACTTGCTCTACAAGCGTTGCTAACCGCATCTTTAAGAAGTTAAGGTCATTTCCTACACAAGACAGGAAACAAGCTCTTGAGAACGCCATAGCAGGTGGCTGGAGGGACTTATTTCCAGTTAAGCAATCCTTCAAACCAGAAGAGCAAAAAAATAATCATCCAGCATCAAGAGTATTTACAGCAGAGAGAGGTTTTGAATAATGGAAAGATTATTTGACCAAACATCCCTGATAAAAACACTTCAAGATGGTTTAAAAAAACCTAATCCTAAAAATCCTGATCGTATGATGTGGACTCTTGAAGATTTAGATAAGCCACCTCCAGGATGGACAGAATGTATTAACAACACCAAAGGCAATAAAGCCTTTCCGCAAGGTTATCAAGGTGTCAAATACAGAAATCTTGCTAGGGTAAAAGAACCCCCTAAACAACAGGAGAAAATAGAAATTATTGATCCTAAAGACCTTCCAATTACAAATTAAAAAAAATGAACTATGAAACCTTCCAACCTTCTTTCAATGTAGAGGAGATTACTCCAGAATATGCACAAGAGATTCTGGATCAAAGAAATAATAATAATAGAACTATTAAACAAACCAATCTAAACAGGCTTGTAAAAGCTATTGATAATGATGAATGGCAAGTAACAAATCAAGGAATTGCTTTTGATCGTGAAGGAAATCTACTTGATGGTCAGCATAGATTATTAGCGATAGTAAAAACTGGTCAGACATTAAAGATTATGGTTGCTAGAAATATGCACCCAGAAATATTTAATGTTGTAGATACTGGTACAGCAAGAATGGCATCTGATGTCTTGCATATCTCTGGCTGTGGTAACAGTTCTAAAACAATCGCTGCTGCTATCAAAAACTATATATTTTATAAAAAATATCCATCTGGTAGCTGGTCAGCAAACGGTGTAACTAAACCATCTCACTTTGAGATTTTAGAGACATATAACGATCAAAGAGAACTTTGGGATGAGATTTCCTCAAGAATTAATTCACATCATTGTAAATTTCATTTCTTCAATAAAAGTGTCGCTATTGTTTTTTATAAACTAGCTCTTGAAAAAGATTATTCGAAACGTGAGATCGAAGAGTTCTTAAATAAATTTTATGAAGGATCAAATTTAGATATTGATAATCCAATGCTGTCTTTTAGAAACCAACTAATGCAAAAAGCATTTAGGAATAGAGGATCTAATACACAAAGATTCTTACTGAATTGTTTTATCAGATTATTCAATATGTATTTAAACGATATAAGAAAAACAAAATTTATGGCTCCACCAGCAGATATTTCTGAAGTGTTACAAATACAAAAACCATTACCTCATCACACATACTAAGAACAATGAAAACGATTGAATTGCTTAAACCACTCGCTATCTTCAGAGATCAGGAGACTCACAAATACTTTGATGAGACTCATCAGAGATGGCTTGCTTTTTCTACAACTGAAGTTTGTAATGAACTGACAGAAGAAGCCAAAGAAAATATTGAAGCCTATAGATACATCTGGCAGCCCAGAGGAGAAACAGTACATGAATGTTTGCAGGAGAAAATGCTTGGTAGTGGAGAGATTGATCCCAAAGATTACGAAGCATGGGTTACACCTCTACTGGAACATGAATTGTTTACACATTTTGAGCCTATGGCTGTTGAACTTATGATGTCTATACCAGATAAATCAGTTGGAGGTCAGCTTGATTTACTTGGATATGATTCAAAGGCTGACAAGATCAGATTGATTGATTTAAAGACTAAAGGTAATTCCAAATACGATATTAGAAAACGAGGTAGAGATGGAATGATTCATCTTGAAGATGTTGATATGTATTGGAAAGAACCATATTCAACTGATAAGCAACTTGGTTGTTACATTGAAATGTTGAAATTAAACTATGGATTAGTACCAGATGTATGTAATACGATCTGGGCTTATGAAGGTAGGTGTATTTTAAATAATGACCAACCTACTGAAAGATGCGAAGCTGCATGGCAGGAAGCATGGACAAAGTTTGAATCAAAACAGGAGTTATTTTAATGCCACAATTTCCAAGTGATCCATATGAAGGTCAGGTTTTTTATGATCCTGAGTCTGAAACAACATATGAATTTTGGATACCAAGAAAAGATGATGAGTTTTGTAAAAAATTAAAGATTAAACCTAAATGGATCGTGAAAAGTTTTGAAAGTGAATGTGTAAGTGGTTTGTTTTCAAAAAATGGAAAAAACAGGTACTTTGCCTATAACAAACTTATAGACCAGTTTGGTTATACCAAAGAACAGATTACTGATCTCATGGAAGAGTTAAAACAATGAAACTTAGAACTAATGGTCGTTTTATTGCATTTCCTGTAGATAACGAATGGAAAGTACTTGTAACGAATCTCGAAGATTATCAAGCCTTATTAAGACAAGGATTTTGTAGAGAACAAATGTTAATTAATTACAATGACTAAAGAACAAAGAATAGAAGCTGCTCAGAAACGTATAGCTGAGTTAAGAAAACTTATTGATGAATGGACTAAAAGATGAGATATATACTTGATGTCTCAGGTAGAGACTTAAAACTATTAAGAGCTTCCATTGTTAACTTTCAAAGATCATTAGAGATGTCAGAACAGGCAGAGTTTGATGGGCTGATAGATGAACTTGATATTTTATTTTTTAAATTATCAATGATGAAAAAAGAACAGTTAAACAATAAAATCAAAAGAAAATGGGGTAGTAAAAAATGAAATGTTTTTACAGAGAACTCGATAGGAGAAAAAAATATTTAATAACAAGACTGCATAATGAAGTAGCTGCTCTTGGAGATAGCTGGTTTAGACAAGAAATAACAGATCAGCAATATAATATTAGGATTCAAGAATTAGATAAACGTATTGCAGATTTACAAGGATGACTAACCCACAGAAACGAAAAGGAGATAAAGCTGAAAGAGAGGCAGCAGAACTTTTAACAGAAGTTACTGGTTTTGAATGTCAAAGAAATCTATCAGCAGGGATTCCTGGAGATGTTGGAGATATTCATGGAGTACCAAACTGCGTGATACAGGTGGCTGATTGGAAAGATAAAAATAAAGCTTGTCTTGTTAAGCCTAGAGAAGTAGAAGTGCAGAGAGAAAATGCAGGTGTAGACTTTGTTGCGAGTATGGTCAGGTTTAGAGGAGGACAATGGCGAATGGTGTTGACCCCAGAACAATTCAACACTTTGTTACAGGCAGCATTGCAGTAAACATTACATAAGGTATATAATTTAATAGTTTAGTACAATAAACTAATGACCACAACTGAAGGCGAATTGCCTCAAATTAAAATTCCTAATTTAGGAGGTCTTATTACAGAAGATGACCTCTATTACAAGGGTAAAGTTCCTTATTGCTCTTGGGCTAAGACAGCACAAAGGATAAGAGAAAATGCACCTAATTGGTTCTTTGCATTAGAACCTGATTCAAATGGGCAAATCGTATGGATAGCTCCTAATAATACAGGTTATTTGATGGGCTATTTTTACAACATAGAATCAGGTATTAAATTACCTTTATATCCTTATGCAATAACAGATTTTAGAAACAATCCCATTATTTATGAAAAGATTTCTTCAAATGATGTTTTAAAAGCTCATAGAAGATGTCTTTGTGCTTGCGGATGTTATTCATTTGGAGATGCTTTTGAACTTTGGGCAGGTTTAGAAGTAAAAGAATCGGAAGAAGAGGATAAAACTCCTCCTCCAACTGAACCAGGTTCTAGTAGAACACCAACTAAAGCCAAGCAAAAACTTGAGCCTGTATCAGAACAAGCCAAGAAAAATCCCCCAATCACTACTCAAGCTAGAAATCTTATTACAGATCAGCTTAAGCAGTTAATGGAAACTAATCCTGATAAAGCAAAAGAAATTGTTGCTTCTTTCTGTAAAGAGTTCAACGTTCCTAGACTTTCTGGATTTATTACAGAAGCTCGACATGGTGAGTTTCTCAGTCATGCTATATCAAAGATAGCTGACAACTAATGACAACAGAAGAAGCTGAGTTCTCTGGTCAAGAGATTATGAGACAACTTGAACAAAGACGGGCAGATCAGCGTAAAGATTGGAACAGAAACGTATTTGGGGTGCGTACCAATGATGATCTTGCTTCTTTAATCAGAGAGCATTGTAAGTCGAACAATGTCTCTATCAATTCATTTCTAAACAACTTACTAAAAGACTATTTTAATTATGGCTGACAATCAATTTAATCCAGCACTTCCACTTCCTATCAAATGGGCTATAGGCGATGATCGTTTTAATGAAGGCCAACAGGTCTTGACTTTAACAATTCCTGTTGACTCTGTTACTCATTTAATAGATCATTTACAAAACCTAGTAGATCAAAAAGCTAAAGATGGAGAAGTCTACGATTTTAACAAAAAAGAGAAAGTTAAAACTCAATGTATATCAATCTACTCTAAAGCGTTGGATGGGCAGTTCGGAGTCTTTGGCAATATCAATCCACAGAAGCTTGAAAAACAGGTAAATGAAGAATTACCTTTCTAACAGTAAACAAAACGAATATTTAAAATTAGATCCTAATTTAAATATTCATTTTAAAATAATAAATGGTGTTCGCTACTGGCTTACACCACCTCCTCCTGATTATGAAAAATGAGTAATCCTAGAGCTTCTGTTGTTAAATTACGCAAACTCAAAGAGTTAAGACGTAAAAGATTAGAGAAGAATTTATTAGATGTTCAGCTTAAAGGGCAAGACCATTATGTTTTTATCAATGAAAGAGGTAAAGCTCAGATTGTTTCTAACAAAGGTAATTGGATTAGTGAACATATAAAAACAGCTATTCTTAAATTTAATTATGAAATTGACAAGATTGATAAATTATTCATAAGAGATTTTTCTGATGATGAAATTAAGGAATATGAAAAAATTTCTTCACAGGATTAGTTTTCTTTTTTTCTCTAACTTCTTTTACTACAGCAGCAGCTTCCAGTTCAATCAATCTATTTAACATAGAAGCTAAAAATACATCCTGTTCCAGTTTATGCCTTACAAGATGCGTACAATATCTTTTAATATTAACGACATCATTGCTTTTCATAATTTCTCTACAACGCAGTTCAACATCTAATTGCATTTCTATAGGTGCTGGTTCTATGTCTATGTTGAGAAATTTTTTTATGTTCATTTTACTGGGAACAATTTCTCTTCAATCATCTTGACGATTGCATCATCAACATCATTGTCTGATTTAGCTGCAAGATCTTTTAATAAACTTAAAGCTGCTCTACGCAAAGATACAGATTTACCAAATTTGATAAATAGATTGATTAGAAATTTAGACATGATGTTTTATGTTCTTTCCCAAACATACCAAAGATTAACGATTCTGGCCTTCTAGCCTACTTACCTCCTTTTCGAGTTGATTTACTCTTCGGAACAATTCGATAATATCTCTATCTCTTCGACTACTAATATTAGATAAAACCATTACAAAAGCTGTTGCTGCTACTCCAATTAATACAGGATAGATCTCAGACATTGCTTAGATATACAATTATGTTTAGTATGACTAATAAATCCTAATTATGGCAGACAAGGTAAAAGAACCAGAAAAGAAAGTAAAACAAACAGATGATGATAAACCTGATTATCAGGAAAAAATTACCTTTTTAGTTTCTACTTTTGCCCAAGGATTTATATTAACTTGGTGTTTAGTAGTTTTATCTCTTGGATATATAAAACTGCCTAATAAACTTTTTGGTGTAGATATTCCTGACCAACCTAGAGTTGATTCAACTTTTGCTGCTGGACTTTTAGGAAACATATTAGGTGGATTAGGTATTTCTGTTAATGCAGCACAGGGAGCTAAAAAAAAGAAGAAAGAGGATGAAACGGCTAACTTCAATACAAACTCTAGTGGGCAACAAACTATAATAATAAAACAGCCAATAGAATTAGTTACAAGTAAACCTGATGTTATTAGAGTTGATCCCATTACTGGGAAAAATATTAAAAACAACGGAAAACTAGACACATGAAAAAACTACTTCCATTTTTATTTCTTATGTCAGCACCAGTTTATGCTGATATAAAACAGGAATTTGTAACCTCTGCACAGATTACTGTTGATATGCCATATAGCGTTACCAATAAACTTGGAACGACTTATTCTATATCAGGTAATAATATTACTCCATCTGTAACTTCTGGAGGATCAACAACTGCTGGTCAAATTGGTGCTTTAAATGTTGGGTCATTAACAGATGGCGTTCCAGCTTTAATACAAACTGATAAAGCTATTACAAGTGCAGGGTCAGCCTTTAGTCTCACAGAATCATTAACAATGGGAGATGCCACACCTTCTGCAATTACTCCTTCTAGTGGAATTGCTACGATACCTCATCTATCAGGACAGACAACAGTGGGATCAGGTGGTACTGCTGGAAACCTTGCTATGACTAGCCTTTCATCTGGAGTTCATACCTGTACTGCTGGAGGATCAGGCACTAGCTGTATAGGATCTACTACTGTTCGTATTACGATTGACTAGACTTTGGCTATTAGTTTTATTAGCATTACCATATAGGACATTAGCAGTCCCCGTAGTGCCTCAATTCCGATCTGGAAGTTCTCAAACTTCAAGTACCTCAGAATCAGTAATCAATGAAACTATTACAAGCCATCAATATCGAACAGGATACTCTTACTCTGCATCAGGACATAATATTGAAAGCACCGATACAAATAAATACATCAACCCTACTCCTACGAATACAAATGAACAAACAGTTGGAGGAGTAAATTTTAGTTGGACTTCACCAAACTTAGAAACCGTTCCAAGGTTCACAATCACAAATCCAGGGGCATCTTTTTCTCTTCAAGAAACTCTAATCACTCCAGGGTTGGATACAGTCACAACTATAACCAGGACAATAAATACAACAACTACAGTAGAAACTTCAACTACGTTTGGGCAATAGCTCTAATCCTTTGCCCTGCAAGGGTTTTGGCTAATACAACCGTAGCATCCCCAAGTTCCAACGCACAGGGGGTAGTTAACAACAATGCCACAATGATTACACCATCTAGTATGCCGAGTTTTAGGATGAGTCAAGGTATTGTCTGTGCTTCACCTAGTCTTACGATTACTCCATATGTAACTGACTCTCACACATTTTCTTTACCTAGAGAAACTGTTACCAGACAGAATATTTATAACGAAAATACTGGAGAAATATTATATGTACAAGAAACTCCAAGATTTGAAAAAGAGAATTTTAATTTAAATTATGGTATCTCTGCTCAACTGAATATTCCATTAGGAAAATCTCCACAACTTTGTCATAGAGCAACAGAAATAAATATCAAAAATCAGGAACTACTGTACAAGAAAACCTTGCTTGAAATTTCCCTCCATAGACTCAAAATATGTGCCGAGCAGGCGAGATTAGGTGTTACTTTCAAACCTAATACTCCTAGTGCTGTTACTTGTGAAGATATTGTAGTTACAGTTCCACCAGGTCAAGTTATCCCACACACGCACGAAATCAAGACAAAAAAATAAGCATCAGCCCTGGGCTCACTACCTACTCGTTGGAGTAGAGGCTGTCAGGTAAGTGATGCTTAAAAGCAACTGACGCTCTGACAGTGAGGAGGTGGAACTTAACCCACTCTTTATCAGGTCTGGTTGCTTAACAAGGGATAATAGAAGGGCAGTGGATCGTGGCACACGCAATGCTTCCGAACATACCTTACTCTCCTTGTATTGTTTATTATACACAGAATTTTGCAGTAGACAAGCACTGGTTGAAACTTGCCTACCTAGACACCCTATCCATCGCCATGTCGAATAGGGTATTTCTATTTTATAACAACCCATAAAAAAATAGGTAAGACCCTTCCAAACATCTTACCTATTTCTTATGTTGCAATGGGATTCTTGGATGAATCACATTTAGTATAGCAGTAAATCAAAAAAGACAACTTGCATCAGCCATTACTGAATCTTCTTTTACACCTGCTGCCTCTTGAGCAAGCATATATTTTTCATACTCTTCATATTTAGCATCTTCTATAGCCTGTTCTCCAAGAATCTGGTCGGCTTCAGCAAAATGTTTATCAAGAGCTTGTCTGACAAGAAGAGATATTGAAACACCTGGTTTTTGATGATATTTCAACAAATTGTACTGATGTTTTGTTATTTGAATTGATAATCGCTGTAGATTCTCATTCATTGGTTAAAAGTGGTTAAAAACATTGTAACGTCAATTTGATGCCATAGTCATTATCTTATTGGTGGAAGGTAACTCTATGAAATCTCTAAATGGATCATCTTTTGGAATTTTTAGATATTGAGTATCTAATCCAATCATAAAGTTATGGGCTGCTCTAACAGTAAGAGCAAAGGCTTCAGCACTACTCCAGAAAGATCTCTTAAGATGACTGTCACAAGACTTTGTAAAAATAATCTGTGCTGCTCTATCGCATGGCTTAATATCTCTATCAATACCATCAATAGGACTTGCCATACCTGTAGTGACAATATTTAACCAATGTAATGCCCTTTCTTTAGGGTTCATCGTATGGTTATACTTTTTATTTCTTGTAATTTGACTGTTATAAGTCATTTCAGCATAGATTTTTAATGCTGCTCCAAGAAAAAATGATCTGACCCTCGTTGTATTAGTAGGACAGACTTTACTCATAAGAAAAAGAAACTGATTATGTTTTAAATAAGTTTCTGCAACTATGGCATCATGGCATGGTCTGGCATATTGCTCAGTACCAGTTGTTTGTCCAAGACTAGCCATAGCGTGTCTTATGGTTGCACAATCTCTTCTACTGATCCTGACACCACTAACAGTAATACGATCAGACATACACCTAGACTTACCAACATCCATTATTTGTTTGGATTTGCTAGGCATATTTTTGACAACAAGAAATGGTTGAGTCATTCCTGTCTGAACAACAGCAAGTAATCTATGTTGACCATTGACCAAAGTCCCATCTACATCAAAACAAATGGCAGAGTCAGATAAGATGAAACGACTATTTTTCATCTCTCTTTTTAATTCTTCAAGATTATTTGTACTAATCTTGCGGTTATTCTCAAAATTTTTCTCCAGATAAAATTGTGCTTTTTCTGGAGTAATAAATTCTAGAGAATAGTCTATGCCCTCATATAAAGTTGAGAGGGCATTTTCTATTTGTGAAGTCATGCTGCTTGAGTTACTTTTTCTTCAGTTTCTTCAAGCTCTGCTTCAGCTTCGGCTTTTTCTATCTCTCTTATTTTTGTAAATAGAACAGCAGCGAGTGTTTTCATTACTTCTAGTTCATTTTTGTCAAAATCTGAAATAGATATTTGCAATGATTTAATGAATTTATCAACAGACATTGAATACTCTGTTACATCATTTCTGGCAGAATGAAAATTGAGATTAATCTCTTTATCAAACTGATCGAAGTAAAAATAGAATCTGTCATCTTTTTCAAGAGTGTGTTCAGTTCTTTGTTCGTATTTATGTTTCATAAGAATGAAATTGTTTATTGCCTACTTACTATAGCATGAGAGGTATATACCTTTGAGTATGTTTTCAATCCGTAACAATGTTACTTTCCTTTTTTCTTTGTTAGTTTTTTCACTATCTGCTTCACTAATGGTTTTACTGCGTTAAGAAGAAGTGGACTACTGGCAGCGACCAAGCCAATAACAGCAGTAGATACAATAGTAGAAACTTCTGGAATGTATTGTTCCACAAAAGCGACTTTTTCATACAAAGTTATGCACTCAATCCCATCATCTCCTCTTTTATGACCAATAACACGTTCCAATCGTTTTTCGTTACGAAAGTCTCCAACCCTCTGATCTTTTTTACCAGGGCAGGGTTCTAGTTCAATATCTTTATCTTTTGGTAGTTCTGGTATATTCTGTTGCTTTGTTTCTGGTAAGGGTGGGGTTTCATTAGTAACAGGAACTTCTTCTGTAATGACAAGATTCTCAGGTGTATAGTCAAGAGGAATAAAACTAGGAAATGGTACATCGCACGTTGTATATACACCATTAGGATCATCCAATAATAAATTACGATTACCAGTATTTTTTATATCACGATGCTGATAAGTACAACCAGGAACATCTATATCATTGGGATTAGGTATATCAATATAATACTGACTATAGATTTCTGGAACGTCTGGAATATATATTTCGGGAATACCAATATCAGGTATCTCAGTCATAGGCATTTCTAGGAAGATAAACCTCTACATGGGAATAGCATTTAGGACAGGAAAGATTAGTCACCATACTGTATTCAGCAGACGAACAAGGATAATCTTCTTCATCCATACTATGATCTCCACCCCAAATTAATTCGGTCTTACAATGCCAACAATTCATTTTTTGAATGGAATAGATACACCTGTTTGACTTGGTAAAGATTTATCTAATACTTTAGGCATCATTCCTTGAACACCACTAAGAACTTTATTCATCATCTTTGTTTGAAACTGTTCCGATGTTACATATTTATATCCAAAGTATCCTCCACCGATGACAGAAGTTACCATTAGAAATGAGACAATACTCAAAATTTGACAAACACGATTTAGCATATGATTAAAGAAGTAGTTAACAAAATGGTAGCACCACTTACTCTGATGGTGCTATTGCTTCTTGTGGGGTTGATGCCTCTGTATCTGATGGCTGGTTTGCTTCGGATGTCTCTTGAATCTCAAGAATCTGTTGTTCCAAAATCTTCATCGCACCGTTAACTTCGTGTAAGGCAATAGTAAGATTTTGCCTTTCAACAGCTAGTTGTTGTAATCTTTCCTGTAAATTCATAATTTAGTAGAGTTTTTTACCAGCAGTGATAGCAGCATCTATATCTGTAAAAGATTCAGATGTCCAGATAGAAGTCGTTCCATCAAGTTTTTTGTAGTCCTTGATAAGTTCAAGATGCTCTACATTACGTTGAATTTTATCTTTAAAATCAGCATCAGTTTCATCTGATCCTTGAGCAGTACCGATAACAGTTACGCTATCGCCAGCAGCAGAGTAGATTGCTGCGATTTCATCTGCGGTTCTTTCTTCCATAATTAGAAATAGATTTGTTTACAGTTTACCCTGCTTCGAGGGCTGTGACTTTTGCGGATAACTCTTTTATTGCGTTAACAAGTATTGGTATTAAATGTGATCCTTGATATTTTAAATAATCTTCCTCTTGATTATCAATAATTACAGGATCTGATCCTTCTAATGTAAGAATGTCCTGTGCTAAAAATCCATACTTTTTATTGCCATGTTTTAAATCTGAACTACGATTTTTTCTAAACCAGAATGATTTAGGTTTTAGTTGATTAACAAAATCTAATCCAGTTGTAATATCTTGTATATCTGTCTTATCTCTTTGATCTGAACTTACAGTCCAATCAACTTTAATATGACAGTCAGTAATACTATTATTTCCTAAAACAATTCTATTACTTCCTGTTGTTACATGAAGTGGACTACCTGGCCTTCCAGCATCATTACCTAACAGCAAATTATTATCTCCTGTTGTAACTTCGTAACCAGAAAAAATACCAACAGCAGTATTATCACTTCCTGTTGTAAGATTTTGTAAAGAGTCTTTTCCACAAGCAGTATTCTTTGCTCCAGTTGAGCATACATTTAAAGAAGCTCTACCCACCGCAGTATTATTACTAGCTGTAGTATTAGAACTTAAACAACTATCACCTATTGCGACATTATTTTCACCAGTTGTGTTGGCATCTAAAGCTTCAAATCCTAACGCTGAGTTCTGTATTCCAGTTGTGTTTGCTTCTAAAGCTAATCTGCCTATAGCGGTGTTTGAAGTTCCAGTTGTGTTGGAAAATAAAGCATCTTTACCAATTCCTGTATTGGAATGTCCAGTTGTGTTTGCTTCTAAAGCACTCCTTCCAACTGCTGTATTATTTGAACCCGTTGTGTTACTAAGAAGAGCAAGAGCACCTAAACCAGTTAAAGAAGTCCCACTTGTGTTTCCTGCTAATACAGAAAAACCAAAAGCACTATTAAAATCTGCTGTATTGAATTTTAAAGAACTATTACCAAAAGCACAACATTTAGTGAATCCAGATCCACTACCTAAAGCATCTCTTCCAAAAGCATCGTTGAAACTTCCAGTTGTATTAGCATCCATTGTACTAGCACCTACGGCGGTGTTTTCTTCTCCAGTTGTGTTTGCTATCATTGCATCTTTTCCGATGGCAACATTATTACTTGCAGTAGTATTTGCTTTTAATGCTTCAACACCTAATGCTGTATTTGAGCTACCAGTTGTATTTGCAGTTAATGAATCTGATCCAAGAGCAACATTAAAGTCACCAGTTGTGTTTGCATCTGCTGAATTAGAGCCTACAGCAGTATTTTTTGTTCCAGTTGTATTATTTCTAAGTGCTTCCATACCAAAAGCACTATTATTTGCACCAGTCGTAGTTAATCTTAGTGAAGCGTGTCCAAAAGCACTGTTGTTACCAGCAGTTGTATTAGAGTACAAAGAAAAATATCCAAACGCATTATTAGCACTTCCTGTGGTGTTATTATATAATGCACTGTATCCAGCTGCTCCGTTATTTGTTCCAGTTGTGTTTGTTAATAAAGTAAATGCTCCTAGACCAGTGTTATTTGAAGCGGTTGAGTTGTTTATTAAAGCTTGGGTACCTAATGCAGTGTTGTATTGTCCAGTTGTATTAGCTCCTAAAGCATTATTTCCACAGGCAGTATTTTGATCGCCAGTGGTGTTAGCATCTAAAGCACTAAATCCAACCGCAGTGCTGGCTGCTCCAGTTGTGTTTGCTGCTAAAGCGTCTTTACCAACAGCAGTATTGTTAGATGCTGTTGTATTGTTCGTAAGTGCCTGTTGACCTACTGCTACGTTACTACCACCTGTAGTATTATTTTCTAGTGCGTTTGACCCTAAAGCAGAGTTTGCAGCACCAGTTGTATTAGCTCCTAAAGAACCAAAACCAATAGCAGTATTTGCATTAGCAGTTGTATTTGCATCTAAGGCATTAGCTCCTACGGCTGTGTTAGTAGCTCCAGTTGTATTAGCTCCTAAAGACTCATAGCCAATAGCTGTGTTGTTATTAGCAGTAGTGGCAGCGTCTAAAGCACCAGATCCAACAGCAGTATTAAATCCTCCAGTTGTGTTTACATCTAAAGCATGATAACCAATTCCTGTGTTATCGGCTCCAGTAGTGTTTGCTTCCAACGCATCTTTACCAACGGCTGTATTATGATCTGCTGTTGTATTGCTGTATAAAGCTTGATGTCCTACTGCAACATTTTGTTCGCCAGTTGTATTGCTATATAATGCTTGATAACCCAAAGCAGTATTTATTTGTCCAGTTGTATTTGTCTTTAATGATTCGGCTCCAAAAGCAGTGTTTAATGCCCCAGTTGTGTTTGCTCCTAGTGAATTATAGCCAACGGCTGTATTGCTACTTGCGGTTGTGTTTACTAGTAAAGCATCAGATCCCAATGCAACGTTCTGCGTTCCAGTTGTGTTCGCTTTTAACGATCGCCTTCCAACTGCTGTATTATCATTTGCTGTGGTGTTGTTTTGCATTGCTTCATCACCAATAGCAACATTATTAGCACCGCTAGTATTTGTGGTAAGTGCTAAATATCCTATACCATTATTTTTAGAACCAGTTGTATTTGCTCTTAATGCTTGAAATCCTAATGCGTTATTTTTTGCACCAGAAGTATTAGCTGATAAAGTTTGTTTTCCAATAGCAGTATTTTGATCCCCTGTAACAGAAGCATCTAAAGCACTTTCTCCAAGAACTGTGTTACCAGCAACAGAGTTTGCTCCTTTACCAATAGCTACAGAATTTATTGTTGCATCAGCACTAGAAGTTATACCACCAGTAAGTGTTCTTAAATCAATCCAGCCATCATTAGCTGTATTTCTCATCTTCAATATATTATTACTTGTATCAGCCCAAAGCATATAACTTGCAGTGGTACTGGGAGCAGAACCAGAACTGTTATTTGTTAATATCGCTTGCAGTACATTATTTAAATCAGTTCGGACATTAGCTCCAGTGGAGTTATCTATAACATAATCGTGAGTAGCCATTACCTAATCCAATTTTTTAACTAAGTATATCTTAATTCAATACTAACTACCACGCCCAAATCCCGTTGCAGCATATTTGAAATTTCTATTAACAAAAGTCTCATTATTTGAAGTATCTCTATTTTTTACATTAATTGTAAATCCTGTACCAGAAATACTAGACAAAGTAAAAAAGTCTCCAGCCTGGGCATTTTCTATCGTAATTCCAATATTAGGCAAGAAGGCAGAAGTAGATCCTCCAAGTTCAGAGGTTCCTGTAAAGAAAGGATGCTGGAACGTAACCGCCTTACTTGACGTACCAGATGCAATCGCAGTATTTACAGTTTCAGTTCTGCTATCAAGTTCTGCTGTGTAACCCAACTGATCTATCTCAATAGATTGTGCAGGGTCGTTTGAATCCATTTCACATCTAAACCTAAATCCTCGACCAATAAATGTTCCATTAGCAAGTGTGTTAAATTTAGTGAATCCTGCTCCGATATTACAGTTGCTACTTGATATTGTTGCACTGGATGATGCGGTAACAGTGAAAGTACTGCTACTTGGCACGGATTGAACTTCAAAATATCCATCAGTTGCACCACCACTTGTAAAATCAATATCGACAAAAGTACCAATACTAAATCCATGACTAGATTTTGTTACTGTTATTGTCGTTCCAGATTGTGTATAAGTTGCAGAATCAGATGTAGCTGGATCGCTGTCAGTTGTTGCTACTAATAGTTTTGCGTTGACATCAAATGCAGTAGCACCATCAAAGTCTGTCCAAGTATCTATATTTGCTGTTCTCTTATCAATCAGATCATTAGGATAAAAACCTTGTGTAACAAAATGACGTTTCAATCTAAGTGGTTGCTTACCACCAAGATCCAGCTTGGAAGCAAAGTCATAATGACCACCAGTAATATCAACAGCACCGATAAAATCAAAATCAGCAATAGCATCAAAGTCAGTTACATCATCTAATGTTTCTAACGATCCAAGAACAAGACCATTTACATCATCACTAAAGAAACAATCGACTTTATCTCCAGCAAAAGGTGTCGCATCTGTATCTTCTCTATCTGCTAATACAAGTAACTTGGGTACAGGATCAGGAGTTGTTACAACAACAGAAGTCTCTCCAGAACTTAATCTGCCACCATCATCTCTAAATTTAAGAATATATTCTCCATCTACTGCTGGCACTAATGTCTCAGATACGTTTCCTGGTAGAGCAGGAATAATATCAACAGAATTAGTAAATGTACCCGTTCCATCTGTAAGGTTACTGTGTCTGACAACTACGTTTCCACCATGGGTAACATCAATATCTGTAGCCTTATCAAAACGTAGTCTCACAAACTGATCTGATACTGGTTCGACAAGTAATCCCGTAACATCCTGTGGAACTGCTGTCTTACCAACAGCTTCAAAGGTTAAATTAGTAGAAGTTGCTGATAATTGATCTAAAACATTGTATGAAAATACTTGAATCGTATAAGTTCCCTTTCTACTGTTCATTATTTCAAAATCAGGTCTTGATACCTTTTCACTTATAAAGTTTTCATCTTCAAATCTGTAGTTAACCTGATACTGCACAACACCGACAATGGGTTGCCAACTAATAACAATCTTTGATACAGCCTGATTGTTAATAGGAAATATTCTTTCTACAGCATTTAGAGCAGAAGGAGGTTCAGTAAGAGAGTTTAATTTAGATACAGTTCTTGCTGTTAACGCTTCGCCATCTTCAATAAACGCATATTTACCTTCAACATAAGATAAAGCTGTAATCGCATAATTTATTCCATCTTGTTCTTCTACTGTAATTACTCTGAATAATTGAGATTGAGTAGTGACATTAGATATGAGAAAGTTTGCATTTACATTAGGAGTCTGAGAGAAAGCAGAACTTACAGTAATAGTCCCGCCTGATACAGATGAGATTGCCTTACTTTCAAAAGTACCATCAGGTAAAATTACAGCTAATGTCGCATCACCGACAGGATTACCACTGGCATCTACAGCTAAATCAGTTGCAGAGGTATCATCAACAGTAACAACAGTTGTAGAAGTAACAGCAGATAATCTTCCACCTCTTCTTACTCCTGCTCTTACTGGATCTTGAATTTCAATAATCGCACCAGGTCTAACTACTACACCCGAATCAACAGAAGTATTGAAAGCAACAACCTCTGACTCATTTTGTTCCCCAAATAATATTGCCTTACCTAATCTTCTAGCTTGACCTCTTGAAGTACAGGCAAATGCTTTTACCTGCTTTACAACAGTACCAATTTTAGATATTGCAGTCGCATCTTCTACTACTTCAAAGTCAACCTCCTGACTATCCATGTTGAAATATGAAACAGATATAACACTATGTCTTGTTTTCAAGCTACTTCCAGAATATGAAAATCCATCTTCTGTTACGTTTGAAAGATTAAATAAATAGCTGGGATCTGTAGGCTTATCTTGAGTAATTGTTATTGTTCCAGCAGACCATATCGGCATACATCTCATAACACCTGACAAATCATTTATCAGTTCAAATGCTTCTTTAGGACTTTGAATATTTACATTGCAACTGAATCTAGCTTCTTGTCCTCCAGCACCATCATCAACAAGAGTATTAGCAAACTTACTGGCATTTACAAAGCTGAAAAGATCAAGAGAACTATCTGTTATGTGATCTCCAAATCCGTACCTTGAAGTCGTGAGCAAGTCCAGTAACACCATTGCAGGGCACGAAGTCCATACAGCAGCACCCATTACTCCGTTAAATATGTATCCATCAGGATAAACAATACGACCAGTTGTAGTGTCAACAGTAGGAGAACCAGAGCTAGATGCACCTGCACCTGGAATCCTTACTTTTATTCCTCTAATTCTAAATTTACGAGCAGGAATAGAACTAAACTGCATCGAATCTAGTCTTATCGAACTATATGCACTATTCAAATAAGTAGAAGCATCATCAATAATCTCTCCAAAACTTGTCCATTGAAAACTATCTCTTAAATTAGTATCTGTGCTATCTGCTGTAACTCTGCTAACTCTTATATCAACAGGAAACGCACCAGTGATATTTACACGATAATCTTTTTGGTACGCATCTCCACTTCTACCTCTGATGGTGTCAGTAATAACATCAGTAAAACCACCAGAATTATATTGAACAGCAATTTTTAATTGAACAGAAGAGCCTAATAAGTCTCCAGCATCAGTAGCTTTCTGCAACTGAGGAAATGTAATAGATACTTTTACAGCATCAACATTTGTATTTGTTATCTGACGAGTAACAGGAGTACTTGCAGTTACAGTTGTTCCTACACCTGTTGTCGATACACTACTTTCAATTCCAGATATTTTTGTCTGATCTCCAGTACCAAATCGAGGAGTAAACTTTACATCTTGAAAATTAAAATCAGTTGTATCTGGATTAGTAGAATCTGCCGATGCTCTTAATACTGGAGTGTCATTAAGAAAAACATCTTTTAATGCAGCATTATTATATGCAGTTGTACCTTTTGTTCTACCTTCTTTTGATGCTGTTGCAAAACCTTCTATCTCTCCTTCTGAAACAAGATCAAGAAAAGTTGCAAACTGTCTACTATGTAAAGTATCAGGTTCTCTTGTAGGTTGCGGAGGAGATGGAGGTGGATCATTACCTTTTGCACCCCTAATAAGATGTTTCTTTTCAATCATGCTTGTACCTGTTCAGTATCAATACCACCACTTATTACAACACTACCAGTAAATATTTCTCCGTAAACTAGAGGAACAGGAGTTCCTGCTCTTCCTGTCTGCTGCGTTCCACCAAAACTAAATGACAATCTAGGATCTTCTTCTGATTCAAATTTAGGAGGTTTAGGCATTGGAAATAACATTTCACTAACACCTGTTAAAACTAAATATGCCCCTACATAACTAAGTGACTTTGATAAAAAAGCCGATTTAAAAATACCTTTTGCAGCTTCTCCACCAAACGTAAATGCTCCGTTACTAAATCCTATACCACCACCTAAAAATACTAGACCTATTAGTGCTGCCCCTAATAATACCTTTCCAAAACCTCTACCAGCACCAGCTATAACAGGAATAAAATGTATATCTTCCTGTCCAATAGGATGAGATAACTCTGATTCATCTACTGCATAATTACCAACTTTTACTTGATAATGTTTTGGACTCATATATTTTTCTACACCTTCAAAATTATTTATCAGAAAACTAACAGCATGAGCTAAAGTATCTGCCTTTACCTCAAATTCTTTATGTCCTACAAACTTTGCAAGTTCTCCATATAATTTTATTTTACGAAGCATAACGATACCTCTTTCCTGTACATTTTAACAACCACGGAGAATATGGTTCTCTACAAGATAGTCTATCGGTTAAATGATGTAATACCTCATCTCCAAGAAAAATAGCTACATGATTTAAAGTTGAATCTAAAATACTCATCAATAAAACATCTCCAGTTTGTAATTTTTCATCTGGTCTAAGTTCTCTGAATCCTGTTCGCCAAGCATAACTTTCAAATAAAGGATCTTTCATAAACTCTTCTGGAGTAATGGTTCTTTCATAATCTTTCAATTCTATACCCTTTTCTTGTTTGTAATAGTCTCTTACCAAACTCCAACAATCTGTAATACCCCATACCCATTGCCTACCAAGCAAAGGTGCTTCATATCCCTGTGGCTCATAATATCCCCACTTTTTTGTCTTAGGATTAACAATATGCCAAGGAAGTCCACTTTGTTCACAGGCAACCTTATCTGCCTGACTAGCTTCTGGAGGTGTTGTCGGATGACTATGAACAACAGCAGTGACTTCTCCTACATTAGTAGCCTTTACATAATCTTCTGGATCGAGAATAAAACATTGATGTGCTGTCATTGAAAGATTACGACAAGGATAATACCTTTCTTTTCCTCGAATATTTAACAAAAGACCAACAGATTCTTTTGGATCTTCTGTTTCAGCATGATTAAGTGCAGCATCTTTCCAATTCATGAAGCAATCGTACCAATAGAAGGAAACTCGGCTCTAGTACATTGTCTATTAGGAGCACGAATACCAGCAAGATCAAAAACAGAAGCCAATTCAAACTGAACTACCTCTCTATTTTCTGCTGATTTTCTATCTATCTTATATATCTCCTGCGGAAATTCTGCTGTGCTATCTGGTGTTCCATAAGGATTTATGTCTCCAGGAAAATTAACAGCATCTAAAAATCTTGCCAAGGTTCTTATACGAGTAACAGTTGCACCTGTAAGATCATTACCAGCAGTTGTTGTATTTACACTAAGCAAAATAGCTGTGATAGTTCCTAGTGCATTACTGACAGTTAATGTAGGTCTAGGTAGCTGTCCTTGTCTAAAAGCAAAACCTTCAGCTTTTATCGGAAATCTTTGATAACTATTACCAGCCCAAACTATCTCTCCATTGTCTTTAAGACTACTACCTGCATGAAACCTGTAAATAGTAGTAGCACCATGCAAACTACTATCAAGTTGTAAGGTAAAAAGTTCAATTATTGCTGATGGGTTTGTATTCTGAAGATTGCTAACAATAGCAGAACTGCTCATGGTTCAAACACCTCTCTAAATGTTGCTTGAATTGTTGCTCTATTGTTATATGGTATAGATTTATTCCAAGCCTCGCAAACATATTGACCAGCACCAGATAAAGTAATCGAGACATTGCCACTATTTGTAGCACTGGCAGCAGCAGTGACAGTAAAAACATTTGAATCAGTAACCGAAGCGACAAGAAAAGTACCATCGGTTGCAGATCCAGAAGTGTAATCAATAGTAAGTTCATCTCCTACAGCTACACCATGACTTGAAATCGTAATTGTTACTGTAGTGCCTGATTGAGAGTAAGTTCCTGTCTTTGTAAAACCTTCTCCTGGTGGGGTAAAAGTAAAACTGGCACTATCATTTGCACGACTATCAAGAAAGCCTTCTATGGTGTCTGCATCTGTTTCCGATACGTTGAAAGTAAGATTAAATATCTTAGGATTTTGATGAGCAGCAAGTCCAAATAATATTCTATGTTCATAGCCATCAGCAAAACGAACTGTTCTAGTATTTGGTGCGGATCTTTTCTGCTGTCCGTATGTTGGTGTGATTGATGGAAAAGTAGCCATTATGCAAGTAAACCTCCAGGTCTTTTCTGTTTAATTAATTCTGTCTCTATAGCTGCTGATAATGCAATACCTAATGCTCTACCTTCATCTTCATCTCCTTCTACGTTAGAACCAGAAGCATCTACGTTTACTACAATATTTGTACTACCCATTCCACCTAAATCAGAATTAGGAACTATACGACCACCTGCATTTGGTACAAACATTTCTGCACCACGTTCTCCTACAATGTAACTTTTACCAGCATTTACTACTCCTCCATTTGCTCTTCGACCCATACTCCTTGAACCTAACATCCGATCACCACTCGTTAAACCTGTATCTCCTATCTCACCAAAACTAAACAGATTGGTAAATAAACCTAAAAATCCTTTTTGTAATTGTGCAGCAGCTAATCTCGCAGCAGTATCTAAGAAATGATCCGCTATTCGACCTAACATATTTCTAAAGGCATCTTGAACACTCATTGTTCCTTTTATT